ATGATGGGAATAGAACAAGTTGAAATGGTCAAGTTTCTTGGCGTTTTTTTGGCAGTTGTCGGTGTTGCGATTCAGTTTTGGGATTGGTGGGAAATAGGAAAAGACGAAGACAGGATCTTCAATATCGAAGACTATATGGAGGAAATGGACAAAATTGATGCGAGCTGGAAGGAAATGGATGCTCCGCCCAAAGGAACTATGGTCACAGAGGATGGTCTGGACATAGGTGAAACAATTCGGATAGTGCGAGAAGCGGGAGAAGAAGCTAGGATAAAAAATCAAGAGCTTCTTCAGTCTGTGAAACGAGCGAAGCAAGAGGTGCGGAGAAAACATAGGCCATTTTTATTTCTATCTTGGGTACTCATCGTTTTAGGTACAGTACTTGCTGCAATCTAGTTCTTGGAAATGGCTGTTTTAAAATGGGTTCAATGCTGCAAGCAAGTGGCCATGTTTGAAACACTATTGGGTATATTATTAAATTCTCGATTGCGGACATTGAGGCACTTTGCAGCATCCGTCACTCTGGGCTCCAACCTGACATCCGCCGCTATTGCTACATCAAGTTGGAGATCTTATCGATAGTGATCAATTCCCGATCACCAGTTCACGAGCTTTCTTCTGGCTCTTGCTGTGGGCTGTGTAATTCAGGCTCACCTTTTCGATATCAAAGCCTGAGAAGATTTCACGGATTTCAGGGACATCGTTGATGGAGAAGAGGAAGCGGCCTTTGATATTCTTGAGTTGATCAGCCAGCTTTTGGAAATCTTCCGGACCAAAAACGCCTTTGCCGTAATAGCTCTCACAATTCCAGTAAGGTGGATCAAGATAGAAGAATGTCTCTGGCCTGTCATAACGCTGGATGCAATCGCCATAAGGCAGGCATTCAATGGTCACGCCTGACAGGCGTTCATGGACATCTTCCAGTAATGGCACAATCTTGGTCAGATCAAACCGAGCGCCACGCATAGCCACGCCATAGGTGCGGCCATGGACTTTGCCTGCAAAGGCAGTTCGCTGAAGATAGAGAAAGCGAGCAGCTCGTTCCAGATCGGTCAAGGTGTTTGGATCAGTGGCCTTCAAGCGTTCAAACTCAGACCGGCTGGTAAGTTGGAATTTTAGGACATCAAGAAATTGCGGATAGTGACGCTGAAGGATACGGAAAAGTGTGATGACATCCTTAGAAATGTCATTGATTACTTCGCATTTGGGGCGCTGGGACCGGCGAAAGAAGATCCCACCCATACCAACGAATGGTTCCACATAATTGGAATGTTCAATCTGTGTAATCCGTGCAGAGATATGTTTGGCCAGTTGTAGTTTACCACCAATATATGGGGCAACTGGTTTTGTAGGAGTGACAGCTTCAAACATTTTTGTTCTTTCTATGTTCTTTTTATCAAGAATCACTCATAGTGCCAGTCTGTTGCTCGTTTGGGCGATAGAAGCGGCGAGAGCGATGATTGTCTATGCTGTCATTGGCCGGGATCCAGACGCCAATCCGATCCCCGGTGCTGCGAGCGTTTAAGCGCTCAAGGCCTCTCGCTTCTCATGCTGAATAGAGCGAAGGCTTGCCCCCTGATCGAGCCAGAATTGAACTAGATCAGTCGGGGTTGGTGAAGACAATAGGGATGCTCTGGCATCCATGCGTCTGAACAGTTCCGCTGCATATTCCGAGCAGATATAACCGTCTTGAGTAAGATGAAAACCAAGGCCTGTTTGCAGAGCATCAAGGTAGGAATAGGGCTTGCCTAGTTTGGACAGAGCGAATTGTTCTACATCCTCTCTCCAAAATAGACCTGTGTTAATCCAGTCAAAAGAGGATGCCGCTGAAGCTGCCCGGATCTGAACCCCGACACCTTCCCTTGCTTCCAGGATAAAGAGGCGACCATGAAGCCACCAGGCAACGCCGACATGCGTATGAGCGCCACCAGTGACATGCCGGATAAGCCAGCTTATCGGACCACGGCCGCGCCAGGCCAAAAGGTCGCCAGACCGTATATGTTGCCTAGCTTCACAATACAGCATAACTAACCAACCAGTTCCGTAAGCTTTGTTTCTGCTTCAAGCTTGGCTGCATCAAGAATGTCCTCCAGCTCTTCAACAGTCTTGACTGCATCAATGGCCGCGATGGTTTTCCGGCGAACACCTGCAATCATCGCAGAGGCCTTCCGAAACAGCTCCGCTTTCGTCAGGATGGCCGCAACAAGTGTGGCCTCATCTTCACCGGTTAGGCCGCGCTCAATGTCCAACAACTCTTTGTCTTGATCAGACATGGTGCCAGCAATCTGAGCACGGGCAGCAGCCTCTTTGAGTGGCCATGCTTTCTGTTCGGCCTCTGGCACGTCTGCTGTCAGCTGTGCTCCTATCTGTGAAGCAAACTCCACGACCTTTTGCTTGGCCTTGTCTTTCTCTTCATCCAGAAAAACAGGACGTTCACTCAGAGCATCAGCTGGGCGCACAACATCAAGCTCGGTAATCTTGATTTCTGTTCCATCAGACAGAAAGTAAATGTGACCACGGAAATCAGCCTTGATCACCCATGCTTCATTCTCAAATACAGCAACCTGATTGGCTTGCAATACCGGTGGTGTTGAGAAGGTCGCATGAGCGGGAAGCAATGGTTCTTCGGGTGCACGAGGGTTTGGCTTTGCCACGGATGCGCCGATGAATTCGCGTGTTGCAGCATCGTAATTATAAACTTGGATATCCATTGCCATTCCCTCAATATTTGATGCAGAACATCAAAGCCACGTTGCGTGGTCGCGTTTCAGAACCACCGACACTCGTGGTGGCGATGGGATAGCCTTGGGCGGCATTTGCGGCATCACCACCAACCATAATGCCGGAGCCATTACCGGCGGTGATCCTCTCCGAGCTATGTTCGTGGAAGTGGGCTTTAAACTCATCCGCTTGCTGGGAAGCGAAAGCGCGAGCGGCGTCTACACCACGGCCATTGTCCCAACCGCGTAAAAATTCGCCGCGAAGATCGGGAATATTAAAAGTGGTACTTCCATCACCCGCACCGAAAACGGTGCCGACCACAGCAAACAGTTCAGGATAAAGCGTGCGCGAAACTGCTGCACCATTGCATTCCAAAGTACCAGCTGGCGCACTATTGGCCGTTGAAACTATAATGCTGCCAATGACACCAACACTCTCCATTTGAGTGCGGAGCATTCCTGCTGTAACAACATTCTTATTATTCTGTTCGTTATCAGTTAAATCAGCAGCTAGCCGAACAAGACCATAGGCATCAGTTTTAGCCTGCAAGGCATGGAGTTGCTTGGGATCAATTATGCGTTTTGTTTGATTTGGATCGGCAGCTTGCTCATCAGTTGCCCAAGGCAAATGCTGTGTCAGATTATTCGCAGTCAGGCCTGATACCGGATTAACCCGGACCACCACATTTTCAGTATCGGCAAAGACAACGATAATCCGAAAGGTATTGTCAGAAACACTGGAGCTATCAGGCCCAAATTTTGGCACTGGTTCGGGATAACGCGACAGAGCAAAGAGGACACCATCTTCATCAAAGAGGCCGATTTCTTGAGCGTGGAATGTGTTCACATTATTCGGCACATAAAGATCGAACCAAGCCGCATTGGCTTGCCCGCTTTCCACGCCCGAGCTTGTAATCTGGCCGCGATGCACCTCATTTTCTAACTCAGTTTCACCACCAGAAGGGAAGCGGTCACCGCTCCCAAGAGCGATATGAGTAAAGACCAAGGGGGTATTCGCAGCCAGCTTGGCGGCTTCCTTGTTGCGGCCTGCAACGGTAACGATTGAATGACGCTGAGCCATGTTTAAACCTCAAAGCCTGCTGTGAAGACGCCACCAGCAGAAGAAGCGGCAGCAATGAATTGTTTGGATGGAATAGGCGCTGGATCATCGGCTGGCAGCATCGCCACATAGCGGGCAGCGCTGCTGGAGATTACGCCTAAATAATGGGTGACCTCTGTTTGAGTGCCAAAGCGAAGCGCTGTGTCCTGACTCCAACGTTTGGTGGCATCAATGACCTTTAGAGCTGCTTGGCGATATTTTTCGTCGCCAAGCTGGCTATCTTCAAACAAAGGTTCATCAAAGAAGATTGTGACCTTCTGAGTGTCATGCGGCCCTTTGGGGTCTTGCTGCCACCAATGTTCGATGGCAACAGAACTTCCCAGCACATTTTGGCCCGCGACTACCCCTTCATCCCGGCCTTGCTTTTCATGCAGCTCCCAAGCCCGATCAATCAGGCGACGGGCCACAATGGGTGGCACACCATCTGGTCCGATGAACTCATCCAGAGAGAAATCATGAACAGCCAGCTCTAAGACATCATCTTTCATCTCAGATGAGTTCCGCATCAACAGAGACGAGAAATCAAATTCTTCGGCCATGGCTGAAAACAGCTTCAGGAACGACCGGGAACGCTCATCATTGATACCTGGTGGGATCAAGGTTTGAGGGAAATCACGCTTGGCCATCACACCACCTCAATTGTGATGTCTGCAGATGTGACGGTTGCAAATTGGTGCTCATCAAGCTTGCGATTGATCAGACCATTTGTGCCCAATTCGATATCAACCAGATCATGTTCAGCCTTCGCCGCTCCTTCCGGTGCGGACATAGCCACATAGTCAGCAAGCTTTCGCTGCCAGATACTTGAGGCTTTAAGAACGGACTGCTCGATATCGGCTTTCACAGCAGTCTGACTTTGTTTGACTGTCGCCTTACCGGTGATGGAGAAAGTCACAAGTTCCGGAGGCAAGACGGCCAACTCGTCCCCTTGGGGGCGCTTTCCTTCTGGATCAAGATAGTTCAAAAGCCCAGCACAAAAGGCAGCATCAGGAACACCTGTATCAAGAAGCGGATAGATATTGATCTTTCCTGGTTCTGGACGTGTGACAGCTACGTCAATGATTCTGACGGAAAAGGCCCGTGCTTGCTGACGATAACTTTCCTTCGGCCCCGCCTTGGAAATGCGATCATGAGCATGGGCCGTACGATAGCGGAGCGGATCATCCTCCTCGATGACGTTGCCATCTTCGTCCTTCAGGCGGAAGGTCGAATTGTTCGCAGCAACCACATCCAGATGCTTGCCTTTGGCAAAGGCAGACCAACGCTGTTCGCTGGCCGCTTGCGCTTCTTGCCCCAGAAGCGAGAAGCAATAAGCAAGCATATCAATGAGCAGCATTTCATATTGAGCTGGAAAGAGCTTGCGCTTGGGGCCATCCTCAGACGTCTCGAACCAGGCCACCATCTTGGCCTTCCATTCCGCAGCCGATGTGGTGAAGACCTTTGGTGCTCCGCGCTTGATCAGCTCATCCAGAGACAAAGCCTTGATCAGTTTTTGAGGAGTAGTCGTCATCACGCAGCCCTCTGCAACTGGACTTCAGTTTGGCGGATCTCGGCTGCAATATCCTCGATAGGACGCCAATTGATGAGTACTTTGAAATGCTCAAAGGCGAGCTGTTCAACACGCACTTCAATCAGCACGATGCGCGGCTCCCAACGGGAAAGTGCATCCCAGATTTCGCGAGTGATATTGGGAATGGCAACGGCAGGAGGACGGTCAATATAGTTCAGAGCATCGCAGAACTTTTCCGGCTCGGTCGGCACGGAAAGCTTGGGCGTCAGAATAATGGTGCCAATGCATTGTTCCAGATCCTCATAGCCGACAACGATCTCATTCCACGCAGTTTGCGCTCCACGCGAGACCATATGTTGCCAATGAAGATGGGAGACTTGTGCCATGCCGACAGATCCAAGAAAAAACAGAACTGTCAGCAGGATATGAGAGATGGGAGTTAGGGGTTACGGAAGGGTTCCAGCTATTTTCTTAAGGCTGAGAGTTTCCAAATGCTTGAGGATCGTAGAAATTCATGATCTCTTTATTGGCCACCTCATCAACGGGTAGATGCTTGAGCAATCCATATTCCTCGATAAGAGGTTTGAATTTTTCTTTTCCATATCGAGAAACACAATTGTAGTATAATAGTTCAACTTCAGAGGCTGATAATTGCGCGCGAACAATATTTGAATAAAAGGCTTTGTCTACCGGACATTTTTCGTGCACTAATTTTATGATGTTGTACAAAACACGAAAATAGTGGCCTAATTCATTTTTCTCTCGTTCGTAAAATTCTTTGTATCGCTTATCAAAGGTAGAGATATCTATATCGGCGGGATACATAATCTCTTCTTCTGGCTTGATCTTGTTCCTTACTCTTTTTACGAATACTGGAAACACGTCCTTACCAGTTGTGATTATAACTTTTTGGCTATTATCTCTGCGAAGATCCATTTGATCAACAAGATCAGAAAGAAGTTTGAGCATCTGGAAAAATGTACTTTCAAACATTTGTTGCTCAGTACGTTTGTTCTGTTTCTCCAAATGTTCGGTCTGATCTTCAAGCATTTTCTTGGTGCGATTGGCATCTTGTTTTGCAAGGCCGATTTCTTGTCGTTGCAATAAGATAGCATAAACCAAGCCCGCCAATGCCAATCCAGAAAATAGAGAATTTACTGCACCAAACATATCTCCGTATATGCCACGAGTTTGACTAGTGAGACAAAATGTACCAATGAGTAAGTTCCCCACCCAAAGTGCGCCTATGGCAATCACGGCCCAAACCAAGTGTCTGAGTTTAATTTCTTTGTTTTCTTCGCCAGACATCACAACCTCACAAAACGAATCTTCTTAAGGTTTATTATACGGTTTTTTCTATTCAGGCACCCCAGTCTTATCTGGTCCTTTTAGTACCTCAATATGTTTGTGATCATGGCCAACATTCTTGCCTTCATGGGTGAAACTACCGCCATCAGCAATAAAGTCACCAGTCACACGAACATTGGCCGTGATGTGAAGATCTGATCCTTCCATCACGGCTGAGCCAAAGCCTCGAATGATCAAATTTCCAGTCTTGCGATTAGCGATAATCTCCAGCCCGCTTTCATGCAGGATATGCTCGCTGTCTGCATCATCGGTAGGCGCGGCATCCTCATCATTAAAGAGGCTACCAATCACACAACCATCTTCCCCATCCCAATCCATCAGGCAGGCAACCTGCTCGCCGACATTTGGCATTGACCAGGACTTGTTGGCTCCGGATCCCTTCTGGGCAACACTGAGCCAGTAGCTATCATTGTCATCTTCGTCACCAAATTTGACTTTGACGCGGCCCTTCTGGCGTTCAATCACTTTGCCACGGCGATAAGGTGAGTTCTTCTCATTGTTACGAAAGCGCTCAGACACCTTTCAACTCCAGTTTGGTTGTATAATTGCCGCGTTTGACCGCGTGGGCCGCTTTATGAATGAGGTATTTCCCGGCATATTTGCCAAATGAAACTCCAAGCTCGATGATGAGGCCCGCTACCATACCAGGATTGCCGACCAGCTTCAGGCTGGCGGTGCGCTTGTTCTCGTTGGCTTTGGCGAGCCTGCCTTTGGCCAGTTTCTTGGCCTGATCCTCGTTCTCGACACGTTCGTCAATCTTGAGAACATCACCTGACTTGGAAGAAAGATTCTGGACCTCTCCTTTGATCAGTTTCTTGGATTGTGGATCCAGATAAGAGACTTTAGCGGCTTTATAAGTCTTGCTGGTTGCTTCCTTGGCACGCCATGGGCTGAGAAGATCGGGATCGGTCAGCTCAAAAAGACGGACTGGCGCAGCCTTTTCCAACTCTTCACGTTTGAAGAAGACAAGCTGCTTATGCTTGATGGCAACAAAATATCCGTAATCCTCAGCAAGACGCTTGATATAGGCGAGATCCCGCTCTCTGCGCTGACGCTTATATTTAAACGGAATTTCTTCGATATCGCCAGAGACTGTATAGCCAAGATTTTTGGCCACTTCTTCAATGATCTTTTTGAGATTGGTGTTCTCAGACCCCTTTGATTTCTGGGTACGCTGGTCTTTATCCGGATAGGCAGAGGTCGCCCGAAAATTCAAGCTATCATTACCTCGACTGCCGCCAGCTTCAGGAATATCGACCTTATAAGAACCACAAGGAACAACAGCTCCACCAACATAGCCAAGAGCAGCCTCTACTTCGTCATTCTCTTCTGGTCGCCATGGACCGCGCCAGAGACCCTGATCATCTCGAAGCTTGGCAGCGATTTCATCAGCTTTGCCATGAAGATTATCGGTCCATGTGAAGTCCAGAAGGTGAGGTGCAAAATCTGCACCGACATCGATGCCGTTGACGATTAGAGAGACAAAAGGTTCTGCAAGCTGGCTCATGTACCACCTGCATTATTCAAGCCACGCTTCCATGGTGGCAGCAAGGCATCATTGATACTGGCCTGCTCGATGACGGGTACACAGAGTTTGGTGCCGGTCGGCAAAATAGCTGGTACAGGATCGAGATTGTCCAGGAATAAATGACGGTTCTCTTCGATCAGCAGATCTTGCTTTTCCGGATCCTTGTAATAGCGCCAGGCAATCACATCCCAACGCTCGCCGGTCTGCGTTAAATGATTGAAATATTCCTTTGTTTTAACGCTCATGATTTCAGCTCCGCCTGATCAAGGGATTGATGATCGCACGCGCAGCAGACGCAACTGCTCCGCCCAGCCCACCAATGGATAAGGACGCGCCCGCAACCTCCACCAGCTCTATGGAAGTTTCCAATCGAACGATACGACCGCCTTCCGTGGTCTTTTGAACTTCTGAGGAGATCGAACGAATGAAATATTGCTTGCCGTCATATCCGCCAAACCCGGAAATGAACGGCATCACACTTCCAGCCGAACGAGCAGCTTTCAGGCGGGTAAATTCGCCTTGAGGATCGCAGAAGCTCTCATCAAAGAAAAAGCTGATGGTGCGCTTGTCCAATTCTTCACCGCCTGTCTGGATCACAGGCTTTCCGCGCAGTACTTTATGCTCATGTACATGATTGTCCCATGTCTGACTGTCGGAGATCGGGCCTGTCATGACGCCTGACTGACCAAGCTGAAAGTCACCAAGATAAGCAAAGATGGTCATCAGAAATCGAGCCTCTTCTGTTCTGACAATTTGCGCTCAATCAGCTCCAGAAGATCATCAGCCTGTTCTTCCAATAGCTCCATGATATCTTCTCGACTAACTGCTGCCCCTTCTCCAACATGGATAGTGGGTGAGTAAGTGATCTGGACATTAGACCCTGCTGCACCATTAGACGCTCCGGAAGGCTTCCCTGATATCGCAACAGCTGATGAACTTGGGGTGATCGCACTTGGTGCTGATGCTGCCAAGGATGGAGAAGCAACGCCGAGCGCAACACTTCCCGCAACAGCGGCCTTGCGGATCCGCTCGGACAAACGGGCCATATGCTGCAATTGACCATTGTGAGCAATGAAGCCTGACCGGTTGGAATATTCCAGCTCGGGTCCGCGTTCTCCGACCAAAAGAGGACCTGGGCCGAAGGAGCCACCTGTTGCATGTTTCTGCAACTTACCACCGGCATCGCCACCGCTAGCCCCAACCATGTTTGCTGCCCATGATGGAAGCATGGCAGACAGCTTAGCTCTGATACTGGCGACCAACTTATCAACCAACGACAGCATGCCATTCCAAAGGCTTTGAATAGCTTTAACACCAGCGTCATAAAGGTTCAAACCCGTGAAGGCATCAATGATCTTGGCAATCGCTCCAGGCAATGTAAGCATTAACAAATCAGACCATTCCAGATTTGGAATGACAGAATTCCATTCAAAGGCTGCCCATACTGTCTTGATACCATCCCAGCCACTTTGAGCAGAACTTTTGATCTGGTTCCAGAAATTGGCGAACCAATCTGTGATAGCGCCCCAATTGTTGGCAATGAGGGCAAGAGGATGCCAAGAAAGATTGGTTTTGAACCAGTTCCAGGCTGCACTGGCTTTCTCAACTATCCAATCCCAGATACTGCCAAACCATTGAGTGATGGCGTCCCAATTATCATAAATGAGATAGGCTGCAGCAGCTAAAGCAGTCATGCCAGCGATCACAGCCACGATTGGCCAGGACAAGACCGCAAGGCCGGAGCCAAGCAACATTAAGCCACCAGCCAACTGCGCAAAACCAGTCACAATACCCATGATGGTTCCAAGTAGCGGCAGAGCTACGAAAACGCCAACAAGGCGGTTCCAGCCACCCAAAGCATCAGCGGCGAATTGCAGCCAACCACCAAGCTCTTGCATGATAGCCCATAGCTCGGTTCCAAAAGTCCAAGCCGCTTGCAGGGTAGCAATAATATTATCACCAATGGTCTTGGCCATAACTGCCAGAGTGCCATCAGCTTCCATATTGTTTAGCAGATCCAGAAATCCGCGTAGTTTTTCTTTGGCCCAATCAAAGACACCACTTTGTGAAATCATAAGGCGGAACTTGAACCACATGTCTGACATGTTGGAGACCATGCCATTCCATGTCTTGGAAAGACGCTCCATGGAGCCGCCATATTTTGCATCAAAGATGCCGGTCAGTGTTTTTTGAATAGCAGCCCTGTCAGACGCCAAAACCTTGGCAATCTTACTCACACCATTCTGGGTATATTCATAATAGAAATATTTGCCGGCCTTTTTGGCCTTGATGCCAAATTCTTTAAGGCGTTCATTCTCACCCGTTACAGCATCGGCCATGGCTTCAACGGCCTGCATGATTGGCTTACCCATTGCAGCGGATGTATCACCCAGTGTTTTGAGCATGCCATTGGTCGGATCCAGACCATAGGCCCGAAGCCTCGTGAAGCTCTCCATGACAGTTTCAAGCTCATAAGGTGTTTTAACGGCAAAATCAGTCACCCAACTCAAAGCTTTTTGAGCGGCTTTCGCTGTCCCTTCTGTGGTTTCCAGAATGGTTTGATATTGCTCTACCTGCGCAGCTGGGCCTATCACCATATTGGCTACACCGGCGGCGGCAGCTGTGGCTCCCATGGCAAGGCCTGCACCAACCATTGCGCCACGCGCCATCTTTCCTGCTCCAGACCCGATCATTCCCGCCCCGCGACGCACGCGGGAAAGAGCTGCTTTTAACGAGAAAACCTTGCGAATGGCCGTGGAGATGGATCCGGTAAAGCGAACCATCGCTGCAGCAGCGCGACCAATGACACTTGCAATGCCAGAGGCCGCAGCCTTCAAAGCAGACATCAAGCGGTTCGTTCTGGATACTTGGCTGGCGAGCTTGGTTTGTGCGGCCGCATTGGCTTTGGTCTGTGTCGCTTGTGCCTTGGCCATTTTGGCATTGGCCTTGTTGAGCTTTTCCATGCGACTATTGGCATGCAGCAGCTTTTTCATACGTTTAGACGCACGATCCGAAAATTCTGCAACGATGCCGAGACGCATGGACATGAAAAGCTCTATCTTTGGGAAGCGGCTTTGGCAGCGTCTCGCTCGGCTTCAGCTCGTGCTTCATCCATGGCAATTTGCTGCTGATAAATAGAGAGGAACTCGTCTTCTCCCATGACATCGAGGTCAGAAGATATCCAACCCCGATTGACCATATAGACGTGACACTCAAGTGATGAGAGCTTTAGCTCATCACCGCTATCCGTCAGTTTCCCTCGTCTTCATCCTCGTCAGAACCACCAAAGATTTCAGCGAGCAGCTCGTTGGCATCATTGAGAGGAACATAGGCTCGGAAATCACTATCCGTCAGTTTCTCGCCATCAAATTTGGCGATCTGGCAGATATAGAGAAGCTGGGCCTTGGAGAGGTTGTTCTTGGCCAGACGCAAGCAACGTTGCCACTGACCATGATTTCGGAATTTGGGAAAGGTAACGGTGATACCGGTTTCAGGAAGAGGAAAAGATGCTTCTCCCTCATTCGCTGCACGGTGGGCTTTTAGCTTATCAATAACGGAAAGCGTCTTGTCAGAAGATTTGGTATCGGATGGATTTTGCATTGTCTCAGCTCCAGACCAACGAGATAGAAATCAAAAAGCCCCGCGCTGGCTGCACGAGGCTTTGTCGCTGAAACTGAGAATGCCCTTACAGAGCCCAGAACTCGCCGGAAGAATTCCGCACCTTGTTGGCGAAGGCATCGGCCTCCAGCAGCACCTTGTCGCTATCATGGACACGTTGAACCAGACGCGAAACGCTATATTCAAACTTCTGACCATCACCTTCTGCAAGTTTGCTGGTTCGGGATGGGGCTTTGAATACCTGCATATTCAGGATTGTGATCAGTTTGAAGGAACGCTCCTTATCAAACCCATCCGGTCCCTGAATATCGATATCCTCATGGAGCTGGAGAACATGATTGATAGTCGGATTATAGAAAGCCTCTGCCAACTCCGGCTCTAGAAAATCCAGAGTGATTGAACCGGTCATAGCTTCCATTACGCGAGTGGTACGCTTGAGAACCATAACCTGACCAAGGGTCTCGATATCGACGGTTTTCCACTCAAAATCGGGCAGTTCCAGCTCTGGGCAGATGCCAACAAGGCTGTTATCTCCCAGATAAACGGTTGCATTGGAATTCTTGCCGTAGCGGCGCAGATCAGCCATTGGTTTTCTCCTGATGACAAAGAAGGAAGATTGGGAAGGCCCATAGGCCTTCCGCACAATTAAGCGGCTGGCGCTTGCGCTGTAGCCAACCCCAACGGGTTACCCAACATTTTGAGATTAATGGAGCGCTCAACGGTCATGCGCTCATTGATACCCACTGGTGCCCATTCCAATGTATAGAATGTCCAACCATCTGCTAGATTTTGGACAGTTGTCTTATCTCGATTGAAGGCAAAGCGGAAACCTGACAGAGCTGGGTCGCGACCTTGTGTCTTTTGCAAGCCCCACGAGTTGATCGCATCCTCAGTCTTTTCCATACCGGCAGGATTTGTGTTCCGATCTTTCGATTCATCCAAAAAATGAAGGATGGCTTCGTCAAGAACATCCTGGATATACAAAACATGCAGGAAGTTGCGCATATCCGGATCTGCGGGATAGGCCGAAGAGCGGTTGCCAGACGTATGCGGGCCTTTGCCCCAACGCTCCTCACACGTTACCACACCAGCTCCACGAAGCTGCTGGACATCAGAGGTGGCATCTCCAGGAATATAGAGAACATCCTGAGCCGCATCTTCAATGCCAATGATCGGGCGATTGGATGGGCTGTGATGATAGCCCTTCTCGACCACTGACCAGAGCCAGATCCCAAGCAAATGAGCCGAATAATGATCTGGGACGGCCTTGCCTTTGTTTGCTGATGTCTCATCTTCGTTGACAACCAGCATATGAGGCCAACACAGAACAGCCCGGCGATCATTGATGTTCCAATTCCAATCGCCAGAGGAGCCACGAGCTTCAATGACCTTTTGAGGCGTCACACCAAGCGGTGCATCCAGGAAGTAACGGGCACGCAGGCGACCTGCTATGGATTGCATTTCGGCACGAACGCCAGCCTGCCCATCAAAGCCAAAGGCAGCGATATGTTTGGGGAACCACCCAAAGGCTTGATAACAGCTATAGGCCAACTTTAAACCAGATGGTCGACCTGCTGAATCGAACTGGCCGATGATATCCAATGCTGTCACCTTGGAAGGATCCGGGTTGTTCTGGGCATCTTTGTGAACAGCAGGATTGAAAACATTGACCACACAAATGGTGCCAATACCTCTGGTCTTTGCCTTTTTGAACATCCCGTCCAATTTTTGCGGTAAAGTGTAACCATCCCGGATTGGTCCAAAATGTTTGGCAATGTCTGAGCGACGGCGGATCAGGATCTTCTTATTGATGTAGTCCGCCTGCTTTTCTGCCGTATCATGCACTAGATGGATTGGCGCAGTCCCAATCACAAAGGCGGTGGCAGCCTTCAGTTCACGAACAACGGAGCCACCTTCATCGACATCAACGATTTCAGGGCCGAAATAGCGCTCAGCACTCATTGGGCTTCTCCATCAGTTGCAGGTTTCTCCTGGATCAAGCCCATTGCCTTCCAGCCTTCGATAACAGAATGACCTTCTGGCAGCAGGTAATCTTGACCCGGAATAAGGGTTTCTTCAAAGAAAGAGACTTTCTCGCCATCGATATCGGTCTTCAGTTCAACAGATTGAACCGGACCTGAATATCGATAACGTGTGAATGTGGGAATGCTGGCCGTCATGGGTCAGTCCTCCTGTGAACGTGCAGGGCGATTTAAGGGATAAGAGGGATTGTAGCTGACTTGCTGGGCCGCAACGGCCAAGGTCTCACAGGCAATTTCAATCTGCCATTCATAGCGATCCGCTTCCCGACCAGCCAATTGCTCGGAAATCATATAGAAGGGCTGACAGCCATCCAGTCGCACATTCTGAACCGCCTTGCGGATCGTTTCCAACCCCGCATAGGATGAGAAGCGGTCGTCCTCATCGGATCCACGCAAACCATTCAAGAAGAGTTGCAACGTGAAATGCATCTCACGCTGCTGACTGGCAGCGCCATTGGCTGGCTTGCCATATCGCGAACGACCATAACTGATCAGGACAACGGCCTCATAATTGGCCATGTCAAAGAGATCCGGACGATCAGGAAAGGAAGCCACATAGAAAGGTGATGAGAGATAGGTCTTCAGCCGCTCAATCAATTGATCTTCCAGCTTATGCAGGATGGTAGACATCAATAGCCCTTCAAAATGTCATCAATGCGAGAAGTTGGGAAATGGTATTGAACTCCGCCTTCGCTCTGATTGGCGGGTGATGCTTCAGGCAAGGTCAGATCAACCTTTCCTGCCTGAATATCCTTTAGCCAGGCAATGACAGCACGGTAGCGATTGCTCCATTCCTCGGTCACCCCGGATTTGTCTGCAACGCGATCTCGCAGCCAATACATAATCAGATCAGACACTGCGCCTTTTACAGCATCATCAATTTCGGAATTTGGCAGAGTGGAAAGAGAGGGATATCGGGAGCCTATATAGCCAGTGATCAGACTTTGCGCCCGCTTGATCTGGCTTTGCAATCGTTCACGGTTGATGGTCCGCCCATTGGCAGAATTATGTCCACCAATGCCAGCCAGAGCGATGAGATCACTTTCATCATGCATCGCCACCAGCTCATCGACCGTTAAATAGACCCCGATATCCATCTTTTTAACGCCTATTCGTTGCCAGTCTGGGACCGATTGTCACCAGCGCTGGTTACTGCGGCAGCTTTGGCTTGTACCTCTGCCCAAGCGGCTTTGACTTCATCAGCACTGACATCAAAGCCAAGCAAAGCCTCAACAGACTTCACCTTTGGCTCGCCTGCTTTGGTCATGTCCGTTTGGGCATTGAGGGATGGAAAGGCATTCAGGATGGCCTGCTGGCGTTCTTCAGGAGATAGAGCAGCATTCTGATCGCCATTGCCGTTCTCCGACTGATTTTCACCAGACTTGCCGCTCAACTGATTGAGTGTGTCAGACAACTTGACTGCACTATCTGCGGAGGCTTCGACGAAATCACCTGATGGTTCAGCTTTTGGCTCACCTATGACTTTCAGCTTCAGAAGCGGTTTGGCTTCTTTTTCTATCAGCTCGATTTGGTTGTTCTCCGGATTATCTGGAGAATAAAGAGTGCCATCATGGCGAACGGCAGACAGAACAGGATAAATCTTCTTATTAGACATGGTTCCAGCTCGTTATTTTGAGGAGAAATGAGCGGCCAAGGGGTTATGCAAGCCGCTCAATTGGATCAGATAGACTTAGGCTTCAGGAGCCACAGCGTTCTGAATGAGGAAGCCAGCACGACGAGCCACGATGAACTCCTTGACGCTTTCACCGGCTCGAACAAGCTTGCCACCACGCAGTCCCATATTTGCAGGAAGCGTTCCGGCAATTTTCTTGCCCAATTGAGCTGTATAGCCAAAGGTTAGGCCACCTGTTGTATCAGCGGTCCGATCAATGAACTGGCCAGAAACGGTATTGTCCCAAACCCGATGCAGCTCTGCATTCTCACCCGGCTTATGGATGTTGACCCGGCTTTCACCAACCAGAATGCGCTTGACTTCCAACAGTTCAGCGATCTGGTCTTTGGTAGCGCGGCCTTGATCACCGCTATTGCCAAGCACCGCTTTGACCACTTTTGGATGACGCCGAAAAGCACGCCATGCACGGAAGCCGAAGGTGATCTGATTGGGTTTTTGCCAACATGTAGCCATCAGATCTTCAATCGTGGTGATTGGATCTGAATTTGGATCCACAAACATATCTGAACCAGACAGGGCCTCAACATGATCAGAATGGTAATTGGTGGGATCAGTGATCAGGTTGGCAACACGCACCTCACGCCCCAGCAAAACAATGCTGGCTGAGCGTTCAGTTGCTCGCTTCTCAGGATCGTATTTGTTCCGCTTGGCTTCGGTGATGGTGGCATTGTCGAGCGGCACATCAATACCGAAATCCTCGACCGAACCATCCTTCTCGGCCCCTTCCAGCTCGATCTGGTTCGGCGCAGAGCGGCGGCCAACATGTGTATCCGGCAAGGTGAAAGCTTCCGCTTCATCATAGCTCTGCCATTTGAAATTGATGCCAGGAACATCAACACGAGGCAGCACATCATCTGCAATCAAGGAATAGTCTGGATTACGATAGGCAATTGCCACGGCTGTCAAAGTCGGGCTTTCGGTAAATTGATCGGTCGCAGTAGACATAGCGAGACCTCTTTAGAAATGGAAATTGAAAGGGAGAAGTCGGCCTTAGCCGATCAATTGCTGGGGCTGGACAGTTGTGGAGCCGTGCGTGCCGAGCTTGCCAGCCTCCATGGCGAAGCCAATGATCCAGACTTTAACACCTGCACCAGGCGCGGCTTTGATTGCACGGCCTTGCGCATCAGCAGTCAGCGGATCGCCATAAGCGACCGTGCCGCCATATTCGATGGTTCGGATCTGATCCAGGCAAGCATCAATCCGCTCACCTGCCGCCTTTGCACCGCGAATACCTGTGACACCGAGCAGTTTGTCACCAATAGCCGCTCGTTTGATATGACCTTCTTTAGAGCCAAAGCTGACCAGACGACGCTTTTCGATCAGGCCATCTGAAGTGAAATTCTTGATCAAACCGACATTCTGCTGCACGGCTTTGCTCCTTGAAAAATGGAAAGAGAGAGAAAGTCTGGACTTAAGTGTCCAGACCTCGTTTTTTGCGCACGTGAGAAACGGCATCAGAGGTAGAGACCTCAATCCCGGCATCGCGCTGAGAAACCTGGAAGGACAAAGCTTCATCGGCGATCACTTGCGGATCCGGCTCTTCACCATTCGGCGTATCACTCATTTCTGTCTCGCCAAATTCGATAATCTTTGGCTGACCAGACAGAACATCCTTCAGCAGAGATACGAGATTACTGGTTTTGGTTTCAGTGCCATCAGAGAACTCAATTGCATCTTCAGCCTGGCAGGCCGCACCATCCAACAAGGCAACGACCTTGGATTTGTTTCCGGATGGCAATTTGCCATCATTGATCAGACCCTCAGCAAAGGAGACATGGTCCTTGTGGCGCTGATCGGCCTCTTTGACATCAAGCGCCGCCTGACGCGCATCCAGTTCCGCTTCACGTTCGGCAAAGCTGACTTCCTGATCACCTGACTGACCTGATGGCGCAGCCTGACCATTCGGTTTTTTGACCTTGTTGGCCATATCGTCATCCTCTTCATTTTGGGAAAAATCACTTGAGGCAACATCCGTCTCAACAGAACCTGCATCCTCAATCCAACCGATGGTCCAGTTGGGCAACACATTGTCGGCTTCTTCCGTACCCTCCTTGGAGATGATCCATTCCCGGAGTTTACGAAGAAGCCCGGCGACATCCCGAAAAGCAGGATCAGCAAATTCGATGGTTACCGCATCATCGTCATCGGAAAACTCAACAGGCTTCAGACCAGGAACCGCAGGCGCAGCAGCACCCAGAAACCCGACATGCTTGGGATAGAGTTGTCCCGGCATCGGGTTGGCAGTCGAGCTAGGCTGATAGAATGACATGGAGATACGCTTGTAGCGCCCATCCTCTACCGCATCTGAGAATTGCGGTTCCAGCTTTCCAACATCGGCAAAGAGCTTGTCTGCATCCTCATCAAAGCTGAAGCTCTGTACCCAGCCAAAGGCAGGATCGTCAGATTTGGGATGGCCCACAAAGACAGGGACAGGATATTGATCAGGATCATAACGCTCAGCCAGATCAGCCAGCTCTTGAGCTGTCGCAGAAAAGGACATGCCGCCCATAGCCGTAAATGTGCCCGGACGGAAAACCTCAATCCGCTTCGTCTCATTCTGTGTTGCTTCATTCTTTCTGGCCACGTTCCGGTCTCCAACTTCGAGATGTTGGAGTGACAATGGCAGCAAAAACAGCACCCCTCGCCGGAAGACTTCCGAACGGGATCAAAGATCAAAATGAAAGGGAAAACTGAGAAGATGAGATGGTAGTGACTATACTACCCGCACATACAACAGCCAATAGGCCCTGTATGGGTTTTTAACGGGGGTTTAACGGGGGTAACAGGAGTTTTTGGTAACACCATAGCCGCGGAAGGATGAAATACGCTGTGTGATTAAAAAGAACAGGGCCTATGGATCTTGGATACTACAAGCTGATCTACTAGCAATGTACAAAATGCAAACTAGCCATGTAGAGAGAGACCCAGATCACTATAAATCAACTCCAGATCTGTTTCGGAAATAGGGCAATCACATGGCGTGCTGTGACGTGCAGTGGCAACTGAGTAATATATTAGAAGGATACTTGGTATTCGGAAAGAAGCTATCTGTTCCGCTCTCTCAGCAATTCGTGGTCCAATGAATTGTACCGTCTTTAGCATTCCGATGATATCATCTGCATTGGTACTATGGCCATATCTATCCAATACGAGATCATTCAGTGGTGAGGATTCTCCTGTAGGACTTTTGCCGACCAATTCAGTATATTCCCGTGACAAAACAGCAGATAGTTCAAGAAGAGGCTGCACCTCCTTTGCAATGAGGTCATTTAAACGCTCAAAATAATCACTGGTGGCCTCTAAAAGAGCCATGCTCTTTGCCGCAGATCGCTTCATTTGAGGCGTTGTTTTTATAGAAGGTTTGTATAGCGTATCATGAACAACTTCACTGTAGGCATGTTGTAACAGTGTTCGCACCTGGATTTCACATGGCAGGTTCTCTGGAAACTTCTCTCCCTTCCAGAATGTCTCAGGTACAGATCTCACTACATAGTGAATTGATTGATAGTCAAATTCATAAGGTTTATTTTCTATCTCCTCCTCATGGTCACGAGCCTTAACAGCAGTCCAAACTTCTGTTTCATTTTCTATTGCTTTAGCTACGCGCCGGATGTCTGTATCAAGTAAAAGTACAAATCTAACACCAACTTTATCTTCTATCTCGTCATATGGCGACTTGTACGGTTTTCCTCGATGGAATGCTTTTTGAAGAAGGGATTCATCATCTTTTAGGCGAGGAATTGGTGGTACCCTAACAAAATAATCGACGTCGCGAGGAGCAATCTCAGCAGAGATGAGTTTTTTAACACGATCAACGACAAAGTCCCCCCAATTGCGGTAGCTTTGCTTCTCCGCATTCCATCGAACCAAAAAATCTTTCTCTTGATTGCTCATGTTTCTTTCAAAAATGGAGCTCGGATCGTTACCTGGGTAATTTCATTCTTCATAGTATCTTCTTCCGGTCTTACATCCATTGTGACCATACCATTAGCTATAGCCTCTGGTGGAACTGATAGTTCAATATTACCGTCATACTTGAAGCGACGACGCCTTAATTTGCTTTTGAGATCAGTAGTATCCCTTCTAACCGCCCTATTTGGGAACTGGCGACTTATCATAAACTCTTGATATTGATCCCGAAATTGAGACGGAACATGGCGCTCCGTGAACTCCTCTACAGTAAATGTTGGCGATTGGTCATTTTTTACGTATGTATACAGCGAATCCTGGAGATTATGTCTTGTTTCACGGTCTTGAATGTTTTTTTGTGCAAATTCCTTCGTAAGATTAAAGAATTTAGCGGTTTCATATGCGCTATCTTCCTTAAATCCGCAACCAAGGAAACCTTCATAAAAGTAAATTGCAGCAGCCTCACGGTTGTTAAGCGCGATGTAGTGGTCGAAAACTATACACTTCCACTGATCCTGGCTTTCTATCTGCCCTGAAGCACAGGTCATGAACCCTATCTTATATAGTCTTGTCGCTTTAGTCATAAACAGGTCATTTACGAATTCCGTTGTTAAGACACCGTCAACGCTGTGGCGTCTAAATCCCTCCTGTACTTCAGCTTTAATCACTGCGACAAATGGGCTATTTTCTCGACCAGAGGTGCCACGGAAAACAATTACTACGCCTCCAGGAAGGCTTCTGTTTTTTTGTGCTATAGCGAGTGCATCTGCAAATTTTTGGGAATAAAGTAAGAACTCGTCTGGTGTCTGAAGCTTGATAGCATTTTGGGCGTAATTTTGAAACGAACCAGGTCCGATGTCTTGAATCCGCATCTCAAGGGCTTTCGCTTTAGCAGAAAGTGCATCTGTTACACGTGTGCGAAAAGCCGTCATAGCTTCCATTGATAGGATTTCAAGGCGTTGCGCATAAAGCGGTTGAACGACCCTTCTTTCTGTATCACGCTTAAAAATTTCATGTACAGCTACGTCTGATATATTCAAATTCATCAAGAGATCATCGATCATCTAAAGTCTCCAGCATCGCAAAATTTATTAAACTTATATCATGAGGCTGAATGGTGAAGCCCTTTGAGGAGGATAGACCGACTCAACTCAACCTTTAGGGGAAATCGAAACAGTTTCCCCAGTCTTGGTCAAGAAATATACTATGCGGCTTTAGGCCCGTGCAAAATCTTAGTTGGCCTCACCTCCCCAAAACCCTTCCAGAGCTTCCCGAACCATCTCCTCATCATCTTTTCCAATGCCGATATAAGGTCTGGCCGGGATCTTGACGCCCTTACTGAACACATAGCCATTCTTGCTAGCGGGAATGCGAAGATATTTGCCACGCCTTGGCCTGATGATAGCACCATGCTGCATCACCCAGACCTTGGGGTGATTGAGATTGGTGCCAACCTCGGCCTTATTGCTATCGGATTTCTGGTGGATTGAGCGGAGCAACTCGCCGCTATCTCGCAGTATGCCTTTGCCCGATCTACGATTAGAAAAAGTGAGAGGTGATAGACCATTCCATTTATCGTCGTCCGGGCTTTTTTCATTCTCAAACCGATCAACGGTCTGATCAAAAAGCGTGATAGCAACAATCTTATGGATGGCGGATTTATCTTCCACCTTGTCCATGACCTCTTGAAGCCCATTCTGAAGGCCAGAAGTATCAAACCGGAAATAAACACCATCCATTTGAAATTGCCTCTTTGAGTTGCTATATTATGGATGAGTGATGAAACGCTCTGTGATGTATGAACAACGGCGATGGTTGTATCGGAAAGATCATAGAGCAGGCAGTCGACACGCCAGACAATTGCCCATCACTCTTTTTCTTTGCCCTGATCTCGTCGATACAACAAAGCACCACGCCGTTGCCGTTCCAGATAGCGAGGATCTGGCTTGTTGGCTTTACCTTTTGTCGCGTTGAAAACAGTTGCACCTTCCCAGCCATGTTTTGACCAAGCAAAAGAAACAAATCCGGCGAGGTCCGCAAAATAGCGCAAGTAGCGACGAACCAGTCGAACACGCCCTGCATGGTCTTGCTGCCAGTCAACCCAGATTTCATCTGGATCTTTCAAGCTATCAGCCAAATAGGTCATATTGATTTCACGACCAAATTTCTTGACCTTCCAACGCCCATCCCCTGTCTTGAACAAATCGTCTGATATGACCAAGACATGACCGGCCTTGTCCCGCCAAAGGCTTGGTTCATGCAGATCAGCATCAAATTGCTCAAGGAAGGCAGAAACATAGACTTCATCGCTCTGGCCCGTTGGCAATGGCTTAATGGTGGTTGGTTTGGCCAACGTGGATAAATCTGGTTTCACCGGATCTGGCTTTGGTAGCTTGAGCCCAGCGGGTTTGAGCGGTTTTTGCATCTCTCTTGGAACTAATCCATCAGCCCATGTCCGCCCTGGAGCATAGGCCCAACCCATACCTACGCCATCTGGATATTGAATGACTTCTCCCGTACCAGGGTCTTCGCGTTCAACATACTGAATTGTGGGACTTGGATCTGGTCCGATTTTTCCCATGCGCTTGAGTTTGGAACGACCAACAGGACGAACACCACAACTACATCGCCAATCATTGGGCGGATAATAGGTCAACCACCAAGGATCATCTGCACTAAGAACGAGACCGTCCCAATCTTCATGCTGCTGACGTGGCTCGGCGGGAACACGCTCCCATGCATGCTTATATTCCCAAAATGGGTAAGCCTTGATAACAGCAGGATCCGTCATCTGCTGATAACGACCTGCCGAATAAGATGTTCTCAGATTGGTCTCATAGATGACACGTGCCCGCCAATTGCGACCGCCCTTATAATCCCATCCGTGTTTTTTGACGATCTCATCAAAGGCATCAAGAAAACCGGGATGATAAGTGTCATCCTTATCCAACCAACCTTTCAGGGGCATGCCTTTATTGATGGCATCATCAATGGCCTTTTGGAAGTCTTCCAGCAAGGCATCCTTGGTGGCACCTGCAACAACAAAGGCCCGATCATGACCATGATGCAGAACATCAGTCCAGGCATTAGTTGGAAGGCGAACCTTCTGACGCTGAAACTCTAAAGCCTCTTTGAACGGACCAATCTCGTTAAAATCACGAACAGCAGTCGCAGGATTTAGATCTTTTTTTTTGAGCTATTTGGCTTTTCGCCGGAAGGATAGACGCCAGTTACATCAAAAACGTCCGAGCGCCCCGTCATATGCGCCAGTGCGAAACTATCCCCCAGCACATTGCCCATGGGATCAATCTCAAGATCATGGGAGAGTTCAAGCAGAGCTTGGCTGGTATGGGCGAAGTCTTCAACCCCTTCCAGTCTGTCCTTGATCTGCGCAAGCCAAGCCTGTTGCATGGGCGCGGATAACTCCTCCAATTGATCAATTAGAAAATCAATTGGCCCTTCGCCTTCAGCAAAAGACCTGGGCTGATCCTGACCAGCTGGCAATTGGGGGGTAGTTTGTTGCAGCTGCTGCTCAATGGGCACCATTTCGGTATCCATAACATCCCCCAGCCAATCCTTCACATCCTTGGGTTCATATCCTTGTTGGCGAGCTGCATGAAGCGTGCGGATCCCCGCCTGCTGACGCTCGTGCTTTTTCTTTTTATGCTCTTCTTCCTTGGTCTCGTTGCGAGGGCGCGGCCGCCACACTTTGGGAGGATTGGCATTGGGCCAATTCAACTCGCTGATCCAGGTGATGAGCGTATCATTCAGGGTCGCTGATAGCTGATCGCAATCATCATCAATGATGCTCTCTGTCTCTTCCGCATGGGTATCAGATGCAGCTCTGGAACCTTGCCCCTTAACACCAGTGGCCAAAGTGCTGCCAAGAACAACCTCGGCAGTCTGCTCATCCCAATAACGGCACCATTCCTCGTAAGAAACAGTTCCTGATCGGGTCGCTTCCAGAAATTCCACGTCGGTGCCGATTGGCGCGATCAAAGCGCCTTGCTGAACCATGGCAAGTAGAGAATTCAGCAGTTTGGCCTGCTCACCATCCGGAGTGCCAACGGGATATTTGCCAAAGGGGATAGGTGTAGCGAATTTATCCAGGAAGCGAAGCCAAAAACCAACGCCCTCTCGTTTGAACAAGACGTGCCAGAAGAGAACAGACCCGAGACCGAGGCCGTATGGGTTATTTCCCTCAGCATCAAAACGATGGGTGATGAATTTGCGATCTGGCAGCTCCTCGCCTTCAATGCTGTTTTCCAGCGTCTTGAGACGCGGTTTCCAGTCCTTGTCAAAGGTGAAGCGGATCTGATCGTGAGATTTAATCTTGATCGGAACAACCAAACCATCCTCATCACGCCCCCAGACGATTTCGGAAATGGCAAAGCCTTTCAGGATGGCCTTGAGCAGATCCCGGCAAATCGTATCAAACGGAAGCCTTGCGAGAATAGCCTCAACGCCTTCCTTGGCGCTAATATCAGCAGGATCCTCGCTCGCCGCTTCCAAAATCCATTCCCGGCGCGTCACCTTGGAATAGCGCTTATTCAATGTTGTCCTGGCACGACCATCACGGGTGACCTCATCATAGAGTTTCAGACCTTTGTGAGTGCCCTTGTCATGGATAGTTGGATCTTGTGGTTGCAGCACATCGGAATAGAAGGGAATGGAAATGTCATTGTGAGCGGTAGCAATGAGCTGACCACCCTTGCGCGGGATATTGGTCTTCACCTCCTGTTGCGGCAAAGATTGCAGATTGGTTTTAATGTTGCGATTGCGACGAGCGCGTTTGTTGCGAGATTTGCGGCTCATAGTCGGTAGCCTCCAAAGATATCAGATCTGACGGGAGAAGCCGCCCGAATAGTCGTTGCACTAAGAGTGGTGACTGCCATCTTGATTGTGTGTTCCCACAGCATCTCCAGACAATCTGGCCCGTCATCATGATCAGCATTAGGCCATTGTTGGAGCTGGTCGATTAGGGTCTTCTGGCTTGGATGGATCCGAATGGTTCCATCAGAAATCGGGATTTGGAGCCGCTCGATACGCAGATTTTTGTCAGTAATGGGAATAACCGGATATGCAGGCAAGGCAAGACCTGCCTTTGCAGCTGCTTTCATCAATTCGGTTCGTAAAAATTCTTGAAACTGGACTGCCTCCACGAACCACATCTGGCATCCATAATCGCGATGTAGGCTGAGTGTGTCAGATATGATCAAGTCCGGGGTGCGCTTGCGGATCGACGCCTCGGCAACATCCATTATGGTGCTATCGCGATCATAAGCACCAACTAGAATGGCAGAAGGATCCCTGTTTTTATTCCTCTTGCCCAAGGATGGATCAATGGCGCCAAAAAATAGCCAATCGCGCTTGATCTGAACCCAATAGGTGAGATGCTGAAACGGATTGTCGCCAGAGATTGGCTTGTTCTGATATTCGCTTTCAAAAGCAGGATGATCGCCAGCTCGTTCCTGCATCAGATAGAGCAGAGTGTGATTGTCAGGCCAGTTGAGAACAGCGCCTTTGCCCATCTCGTCTCTGTTTGCGGCAAAGAAGTCATCAGCTTCTTCCTCGCCTTCATTGAGATAGATTTCTTCCCACTGATCCCATAACTCCATATTGTCAGGCCATTGCATGATTGCCTGGAACTCGGTCACTTGCCATTTGGGCTTTTTGGAAAAGCGAACAATTACCGCATCGAAATGCAGTACGGTTCCCGCATAAAGCACGTCCATGGACCCATCAGTTGGCCCCAATTTCAGCACAGCTTTTAAGATCCAGTTTTCCAACTTGTCACGCTGTTTGGGGTTGGCGACATTGTCATCATTCTCAACGTCATCCAGAATGGCTAGATCAGGACGATATGGTCCATGGCGGCGACCACGGATTTTCTTGCCGGTACCAAAACCCTCGACCTTGATATTGTTGCGCGTGATGATATCACCTTCACGCCAGACACGGCCCTGTCCGAAGATATCAGGAAAGTCATATTTGAGACGCGGATTAACTTCCAGCTCCGCCTTCAATGCTTCGAGCATGACAGCGGCCTGCTCAAAGGCATCCATGATCAGAACGATGTAATGCTTCAAGCCACGGACAATGCACCAGAGCGGGAAGATCAAACTGATATGGGTAGACTTGGCAGACCCACGAGGTGCAATGACCAATCGGCGCTGGCCATCCTTGGTCTGCACCATCATGGGCAGATCTTCATAGAGATGCTCATGCAATCGGCTTGAAGGCTTGGCCAGATAATGCGGGAAATAGGTCTCAGCAAAGAAGCGATAGCCGGTTTCTGGATCGCTCACCTTCGTCAATCGTTCCTGACGCAGTTTCGGATCAATGGGAAAAGCATCGACCTCTAGCTCAATCTTCTGGCGGAACATTTCCGCCATCTCGGATAGGCCTTCAAGAAAGGCTTTGGATTTTAGCTCTTTGGCAATTGGCTTGCTCATCCATAGACCTCCACAAGGCTTTCACCGAATGGCTCAAGAATTTCCAGAAAGGCCTCTGCATGTTGCGGGAAATGCTCGCGCACAAATTCTGCCTGACGCTGCAAAACATCATTGGCAACACCCAGCTCTGAGATCTTGGGAGCAACCCGACCAGCAGATGAGACCATTTTGTTGAAAGCATCAGACAAGCTGGCCATGGCTTTGACACGCTCGGCTGGTGAGATCTCATCACTTTCAGAAAGCTGATTGATGGTGGCCTTGAATAAGGTCACAAACTGCTCAACCACATCCGCGACAACGGTCTCCAATCCTTCACCTGCCATCAGATGAGCAGAACGGGCCACATCCCAATTATCACCATTGGATTTGGCATCTCGTTTCCAGCGGCGCACACTTCCTTCAGACACACCAATGGTCACAGCTATCAGTGGAATAGATTGCTGATCAAAGACAAAGAGCCTGCGTGCTTCTTTTCGCTTCTCATCCTTATGCGCCATCGGTTTGTTTCACACCCCGATCTTGTCTTTGACGAAGGCAATGCCGATGGAGATGACGCCTGAGGTGATCACGCTGTTGGTGATGGAGCGTTTTTCAACCAAACGAAGGCGCTCATCCTGTTTTTCAAGGCGGCTGTCCAATCCATCCACCTTGTCATTCAGCCCCTTTAGCAGACCTTTGATTTCACCAAGTTGCTCATGGATTTGTTCAGACATCAGGATTGTCCTTTACGATAGAGATAACCACGAGCCGCTTTCTCAAAAGGGCGTGTGACGAAATAGGCACCAACGATCCAGCCCGCCCATTCATTGAGTGGTTCTGGTAACGCGGCAACATTCCAGAAAAAGTGAAAGAGGCTGTCTGCAACGATGGCACCGGACCAAATCACGATAGGCCATGCAAAGGCTGGCCGGATCATGGCCGTCACCCACCAGCCCTGTTCGGCGACGATAATATCGCGAGCCGCTCGGCGAGTGGCAATTTCAGCGCGAATCTCTTCTGATACAATTTCAGAGCGGATCCGTTCACGTTCGGTTTGACTGTTAGCGCGCTTCTCAACATGGGAAAGAACACGGTCTAGTGTCTCGCCGCCTAACCAGCCCAGCACCTTGGAAGCAATGGACACAAGAATACTCATCCGACATGTCTCCAGTTCTGAGCATCCTGAAGACGACGCTGTTTGATTTGGCTGGCAATTAAGATGACAGCCATGCCAACGCAAACCAGCAACATCCACTTATTATCGCCAATCATGGAAAGGACGGGCTGGACCTGATCTCTGAGGGATTGCAGAAGTGAGGAGACTTGTCCTAACCCATCCAGCAGGCCACCATTGGAAGCCTGATCCAAAGTAATGGCCGACGCACCGCCTCCCGTTAAAATCTGGCCCAAACGAGTGAGCCAATCAGCTTTTTTAACGGTCTGGGAGCCATTTTTTCGAAGGTCTTTAACGCGGAGCTGATCACGACCACCACCAAGCTGTTGATTAATGGGAACAGCTACGTCCAGCGCTTTTTCAGTTTCAGGTCCAACAATGCCGTCAGGCTTCAAGGAATGATCCACCTGAAATGCGACCACTGCGCGGCGGGTAGCTGGGCCAAAGTCACCATCTGTCTGAACTGTATAGTTTAGCTCATTCAAACGCTTCTGAAGCGCTTCAACCCGATAACCTTCAGACCCAAGACGCAGCATGGAAAAGCGAGCCGGTGATTTTGCCTTGCCAGAAGCTTTACCCGGTTGACTACCTGCTTTGAGCTTGGTATAGGCGCGACGCATCATGCCGGAATATTTGGTGACCTGACCTGATCCATTATAGCGCCGAGCAATGGCCGCCCAGTCCTTATCGCGCAGCTCATCAGCAAGGCCGGAATTTTCCAAAAACATCAAGAAAGCTTCAGCACTGGCCGCACTGTCCTGAGACAATGCTAGGACAAAATCAGACACGCTGTCATAACCACAAATCTTGTGATTGAAGCCCATGATCTGGGGAGCTGCATAAGAGGCCGAAAGCAAAGCCGCTTTCTCATTCAGCTTGGACCAACGAGCCAAAAGTGCCCAACGGCGATTTGAGCCTTTGCCACCCAAACCTTTGTAATTGGTTCGCTTCCATTTGCGTGCAGACAGCCCCAAGGCAAGTGCCTTGTTGCGTAGACCCTTGGGCAATTTGCGATGGAAGATATGCTTTTCCGGAAGGATGATCAGCCGCCCCTGATCATCATAATCATCACCACCACTTTCCACCTGAAGAATAGCTCGCAACACATCCGCATCACAGCGGATACGAACCGCAAATTTTTCAATGACCAGGGTGATATCGACAACCTCACCACCACCAGCTTGCAACTGCGCAACAACAGACATTTTGGCCTCAATCCAAGGAATAACTATGAATTGAGATCAGAATGCTCTTTTAATTTTGGGAAGGAGACGGAACTGTTCCGCGAAAGAATGAAGGGGCGGCTTAGAGCCGCCCTGACATCACAGGAATAATCCCAAGAGAGCCAGCAAAAGTGAAATAGTGCTGATTACATCAGAATAGTTCACTTGCCCTTCGATTTTGATTAAGAAACGCATAGCAATTAGCCTTAGCGATGCTCAACCGGTTGAGCGATTAACACTCGCTCAGTATTTGTATTCCGCCCCTTAATCGGCGGTCCAGTAAATCATATGATCACTCTGATTTACTGTGGCGGCAGGTTGTTGATCGGGTTGTCCTATGGGTCATAGGGGCCTTTCAGTCCCGCCTTAGCAAGCCCCGGCTGAGAGCTCACACAGCACCGCTAAGCGCTAGCGCAGACGGGCCTCACGCACGCTACGCTTAGTGTTAGATTTAAAACCAGAAAACTATATTTCAAGGCCAAGATAAGAAATATTTCAAGCCATTTTTATCTGACCAGATCAATAATATCCTCAATATCCAACTGCCGCTCATCAAAACGACGAGGCAATACTTTGCCTGCTAACAGCATTCGGACATAGCGCTCTGAAATTCGCAAAGTCAGAGCAATGTCTAAGGGGCTTTTTCCTTCATCGGCCAATCGTCTTGCCTCAATTTTTTTGTCAAATGGCTGCAGGCGTGTTGGAACGTAGAACTTGTCACCAGGGAAGTTGCTAATGATCAGATCAGCTGTTTCTCGACTTAGCCGGGACAAAGGATTTTCCTTAGTCCAAAGCGTCGGAACTTTGATTTCAATGCCTGGCAACTTCTGCATAAGCTCTTCGACAATAGGCATGCCTAAAATATCTGCAATTAGGTTCATGTCTTCGGTCAAACGAGGATCAGTCATCACATCCTCCCGCTTTCAAAGCCTTCAATTGTTCCATACGATTGGCTGACAGAACGACAGTGACAACCTTGCCTCCTTTTAGGATATAGCGAAGTCCTCCCTTTTTGAGAGCTTCAGCTCCCATGGCAACGGCAGGTGCTGTCTCAATTGCAATAGTCTGCCGGATAGCTTCGATGTCGAACCCAAGCTCCCGCTCCAGATATCTGACAACAGCATGGTCGGTAACAAAATTTGCGCAAATATGCTTTGTCATTCCCGCCCCCTCTGCTCAATCTTCTTGAGAGCTTCAATGACCGGGCTGGCCTGCTGGAAGGTCAACCATTCCGGGTTATCAATGCCGGTTTCCTTTTTGACAAAGGCACGCAGCGCATCTTTATATGGCAGCTCCCAATAGCCAGACTGCCCGATATTCTTGGCCAAGGCATACATGAGCCGAACAAAAGGTTTATTTGATCCAGGGCGCGGCTTACCGCCTGTCTTGGGCTTCCATCCCAGACGCTGAAACTCAGCCAAGACAGCCCGTCTCTGACGCTCGGACATATTGCCCGAGCTGTCTTTTCCAGTGATCCGAACAAGAATTGCACGATAAGCAGTCTCGTCCAGACCCAAATCTTTCTTCGCAATGTGGATTTTGGCCAGAGAGTTACTCATCATCATTCTCCTCAACCAAGTCACAACGAGAGAAAGGCTCCTCTTCGACATAGCAGCGAATTTGCCGATGGCATTCCGGACATTCGCCTTCCTGACCATTCCATTCACCATAATCAAGATCGGCATAACAACCCGGACAGGTGAAGCGCATACCCCAACCCTGATTGGAGCAGCTATCAGAAAAAGGGTCGCCGTTAAGGTTTCTCATGATGCACCTCCACCAATAAGAGGTTGCGTACCCTTACCATTCACACCATGCGAAATCTCAACCCGATCACCCGCATTTTGTCCTGCGAAATATGCCTCGGAATAACGAACATCTTTCCTCTCATGAGAGGAAACAACAACCAGATTGGAATGACGTTCAGCCAAAGCCTGATCCGCGCCAGATCGCTCGTTTGCATTGATAGTTGATTTGAAAAGAGTAATAAGCCGCTGGCAAAGACGCGAAACCAGTGCCTCTGTAAAATCTGAAACCGCCTGCCGCTTGGTTGCTAAAGAGCGGCGGCGACGATAAAAAGTGGTTTGCTTGAAAGCCCTGACTTCACGGTCAATAGCATTATCGCAAACACGGCGCAGATAATCAGCTATCTCCGGTCTCGGTTCCTTTCCGATAAAGACCACTTCACTATTTCTCAAACCAGTCTGAATGAGAGAAGCTGTATTTGTGCAATAGGCGATTGTGCTCCAGATATTTGAACGGAACGCTCGGCCTTTACCCTTGGCTTTGGAACCGATCTCGGCGAAGTTAACATCATGATCTGATAAACCATGTTCCTGCATCAGCTTGGCAGCTTTTTCAGCAGCAGCCATAGCCTCAGCCTCAGTACATCCGCGATCTGTTGTTTTGGATAGCAAAGCCCGGATTTTCTCGCGAACTCTCTCACGCTGTTCCATGATGCACTCCATCAGTGGTCAGACCCCATTCTCCTTTGATAGGTCGAGTGACCAATCCTTTATTCAAGAGACGGTTGAGGCTGTTACAGGTAGCGATGCCGCTTAAACCAATTGGTTTGGCGATCTCGGCGGTGGTGGCCAGATGCTTTTCAGTCTCTGGCCGGATCAGGTGCTGCAATGAATGCAGCACCCGTTTTTGCATTCCGGTGAGCTTGGTCATTTGGACTGCGGCTCGTCTTGAGGTTTTTCGGCATTGGCAGCATCCAGAGGAACCGTGACATAGCTGTCAGCCTCTCCCCGACGCTTCAAGACACGGACGTAACGCTTTGAGCTGTTAATACGGGTTGCATCATTGATGGCACTCATGGCTTGTAGCCAGCGGGGATCATCAAAATCATATTGATGGAGCGTCATCACATTGGAGACACTCAACTCACCTTTGCGATTGAGACGGAAGGCCTGTTCTATAATGGTACGAAGGTTTGGATGAGACGTCTCGCCCCATTCCCGCAAGCATTCTTCAATCAGTTCTTTTGCCGCAAGAAGCTCTGCACCAAAGCCCAACGTTTCAGAAACGACGAGTTCAACACGTTGAGACCCATCAAATGTGGTAAGGGTCACGTTTCCCTTTTTACCACCCCGCTTCTTGCCGCCATATTCTGCGACCAGCAGATCTACAAACTCGTCGATCTCTTCAATTGCACCAGCACGAAACTCAGCAAGGCTATTGTTGATTGGTTGCGCCTTTGCATGGATCTTTTTGACCAGCTCGTCTTCCAGCTTATGCTGGGCCTTTATATTGTCGATATGGACGAAATCGCCTTTGGAATTCATCATGAAGCCTTCTGGCACTTTCACTTGATCAGTCATTGAAATATTCCTTCTAAAATCAGGGTGGATTCACCCTTCGTTCTTTTTGCTCTGGTAAATCGGTCGCCCAACAACAGGGAAAAGCACTATTTTTGGATCGTTCAAATGCTCGGTGGTTAATGGGATGGATCGGGCCAAATAGGCAGCTTCCAAACGCTTGGCCTTTTCGGCTTGGGTACTCAGAAGGTTAGCAAAATTCTGGGCTGCCCCGATCTGGAAGCCTTCCTCACTATTGATGGCTGCAACAAACCATTCCTGCATTGCCCGTAGGTTCTCACTCAGCATGCTTTGCTCTCCTGTTGCTTGGGGTTCAGCGGGCAGGCTTTGCAAGCAATCCAGAGTTTGAGCTTGGCTGGATCACTGGTTGGCATCGGAGCTGTGCGGGCCTCCTGACAGCTTTGGGGTGTGATTTCTGTCTGCTGATGAGGACAGAGTTTGAGTGAACCGAAGACTTCCAGAACCTTGGCTTCCAATTTGTCAGCACGACCGCCTCGGTTTGCGTAAGTGCCAGACAGATAGAGACTGACTTGAGTGCGACTAACACCCAAAACATTTGCAACTGCCTGAATGGATCCCAGTCTGGCCTTTTGCTCCAGAAGCAATTCCATCACTTTGCTCGACATGGAATTTCCTCCCCGCTATCTCCAAGATTGTGGTCGAATATCGCGCCTTTGTTTGCTCGATAAATCGGGGCGATAAGGCCGGTATCCTTCAGCAAGCGAAAACGCTTGAAGCCGTTTGAGGTGAGAGCCGTTCCTTGTGCGCGAACCGGCAGTTCGATCAGATAGCCAGCATGTCGCAATGCGCGGAAATATTTCTGCAAGTTGCCCTCTGGCCTAGCGTCGTTTGGGCCAGCCGCAGCCATCGCAATATCACCAATGGTGAAAGATCCTGACATGCGCATCGCCTGCCATGCACGCTGACGCATCGTGTCACGGGGCTTGCGGCATTTGCCCCGATCAGTTCGAAATGGCCCAGGTTTTATCTCTTCACCCGAGGCTGCAAGATCCTTGCCTGCATTAGAGAGCTGATAGCAGCCAATCTCTACACGCTCGACCAATCCACGATGGATCAAACGACCGGTGGCTTTGACAATCTCCTTACGCCCATGATCCATTGATGCGTCAAGCTGATCTATAGTGCGACAGGCGCCATCGGAGAGATTATGAATGAGGTCATTGGAAAGCCCAGCCATCACAGCACCTCTGGCACTTCGATGGGCTGATTGCGGGCACGGTCAACCATCAGGGTTTGGCCCGCCATATCAGCAAGGGTCAAGCCATCTTCACCTGGATCATTGCGCAGACCGAACCGCTCAATATTAGCGATGGCCTCCAAGATTTCGCGATTAAAACCGCCAGAAGCCTTGAGTGTGAAATCGACCAGATCATCAGCCACTGGCACATCGCAGCGGCCTGCAACCAAGGCTTTAACATCTGCCTTGCAGCATTTTTCAAAACGGACCTTCTGGGATACGCGAGAAGCCACTTGAGGGAAGCGGGTCAGATTGTCATTGACCTTGCCCATACCAACCAGAATGGTCGGAAGCTCGATCATATCGGAAATATCACGGATGGTTTCCAGAATAGCTGACTTGCTAGAAACATGGTCCGCCTCATCAATAACCAGACCAAATGCCTTGCCTGTCATCTGTGCTGCAGCCTGACGACCACCCAGTTCTTCCAGGGCCTTCTGGTACTTCTTCTGAAATGAATGGGGTGGATGAACACGTAATGTTTCCAGCAACTCTCCCATGAACCAAGACGGTGTCCATTCCTTTTTGGCTCTGAGATAAATGGAGCCGGTCTGAGCTACCCAATGTTTGAGGGTCGTGGTTTTGCCAAGGCCCGGCAAACCGTCAACGACGACAAGGCAGGCTTCTTCAGCTCCTCGCTGATTGAGCGCATCCAACGCCCCCATGAAGCGTGAAACATTGGAGGTCTCGACAAAGACATTCCGCATCTGATATTCTCCTATTCGAGTTTTGGTTGTTAGGCAGCGGCGCGAAGAACGTTTCTCAGGCGGTCCACGTCGATGCCAGATAGTCGGAACAATTCCAAAGAGGTGCTGCGCTGAAGACATTCGGCCAGCACCTTTTTCTGTGAAGGGGTTAGGGTTTCTGGGTGATCAATCGCCCACACAGCCAGTTCCTGATCGCTCGCAAACACACGCTTGCGCGGCTTGGTTGGCTTTGGAGACAGGATCTCGATTTTGGGCGCTTCTGGTTCAACCAGCTCAAGTGAAATCAATTCAGGTTCCGGCTCGTCTGATTTGAACCCTGGGGAAGATGAGAACATCTCCATGGGGGCCTCGCCGGATGCCTCCAGCAGATGCCCAGGTCTTTGTTCCTGTTCAACCCGCCGCAACCTGTCTTCCAGACGCTTTTTGGCCGCGAGGGCTTTCTTCTCACGAGCGCTTTCAATAACTGGAACTGGGAAATAAGCTTCTTTGTTGCCTTCAAACTTGGCAACACAGATCAGGCGACCGGGCACTTCGTAGCCATCGACCATTTCCAGTTCGCGAACCCAGACCTGATTGGCATCGAGGATGTCGTAGCAGACCATGACATATTGCCGGTCGTAACGTTCCAGTTCCATGGAGAAATAGCGGTTCTTCTCGATGGTGACCATGCCTCGAGAAACCTTGCGGCGCTCTGCCGGACGGGCAAGGTCATCGCTTTCGGCCTTGGAGAGAGTGATCGGCGTAAATCCTTTGGCTTCATGCGCAGCCCAGCATTCGTTGGGGGACATGTGGCGTTTGGCACCGGTGATCCGGTCGCGGGTCTCGGGTAAGCTGGAATGCGGCTTGTCATTATAACGAGCCATCGCACCGTCGAAGATCTGCAAGAAGTCAGGCCATGTGACCAGCAATTCGCTGCCCCCAAATTCCTTCAGGTCGTGTTTGATCTGTTTATGCAGCTTGAGAGCTGCTTCTCGATCTAGATCCTTGCCGCAGTAGCTGGGTAATGCCTTGGCCAGTTTGGTGTGAACCGTTCCGTTAAACCGTTCAATGATACCTCGAGCTTGAGAATTATAGGCGCGAGAATGCTCTTTGTGGGTGCCGAGCCGAGACAACATGCCAACGGCAGTATCATCCAACAGAAGGTTTTTATACCCCTTGCCGTTATCGACATAGAAAATGGCGGCAGGGCCATTCCACATGCTGGCGTTGCGCAAGGCCTCTGCCACATCATAGGCCTTCTCATTGAGACCGATAGAATAGCCAACGCATTTGCGGGTAGCGACATCCAAGATGGATGTGATCTCTGGCCGAAATGGCTGTCCGGAAAATGGATGTGCAACAAAGGCATCAAAGGTTTTGCCATCGGCGGTGTATATATCGGATGGCAGCAGCCCATCGGTCGAGCGGATGACATAAACCCGGCGTGCCTTGAGCGCCAACACACCTTCCCGGCCTCGATGAGCGGCAATGGGGTTGGTTTTCTTCAATTGGGCCAGATAGCGTTTGACCTGATCATAACTTGGAGCCTGGGATGGGTCGACCAGATCGTCGGTATACATTTCCAGCGCATGTGCGATGGTCCGTTTGGCGGGTGTCGCGTAGAATTTGAGGAAGCCCGGAACCCACGGATAATTCTCTTTACTGGCGAGATCCCATTTCTTTTTCGGTTGAGGCACCAACCCGGCAAAGCCCTGCTCAGCCTTGGCTTTCAACCAGCCAGCAATCGTACTGCGTGAAAGCCCCTGGCGGCGATCATTAGCAAGGGCTGCATAACCGAGCAGCTCCTCAGGGCAGACACGAAGGTCTGTTGGCCGGTCCAGATCGCTATTCACATCCTCCACCAGAGACAAGATAGCCTTGCGCTCGCTGATGGAATTCTCAATACAGCGGCGCTGAACTTCCAGACACAGAAAAGCACGCGCTTCCCCTACTTGTCGCTGTTTGGCTGTTAGACCATTAGACGTGACTGGGACTTTAGCAGGTGCGCTTGTTACTTTGGGTCCGATTTTCTGGACATTCTGCGAAATCGCTTCAAGAGCCTTCAAATCAAATCGCTTCTGCAGCTCCGCACATGCGGCGTCTGGCAGCAAGTCGATGTGATATTCCCATCCGCCACCGCGACCGGAACGCTTCCGGGCAAGGGAGGTTGATTGCCACTCATGGCGCTTGGCAAAGATCTGAATGCCTCGATCGGATGATGGAAGTCCGGGCAAATCAAGTGCGGCCAGCTCTCGCGGCATATACCAATCGCGAAGCATACTATTTGCAATAATGGAGACATCGTTCGTCATTTGCTAAGCCTCCATTCCTTGTCGCGGCTGGCGATGAACTGTTCCAGATCGGCCTTCTTCTCAAGTGCCAGTTCACGCTCGATCAGAGGCTGGTATTTCTGATCGACGACGATCATGCATGTGCCCATCAGCAATTCATTAAGCATTTCTGCGCTGTCGAGGATCTGAGCTAGGGCAAAGAAACGATAGGCAGAGATGTTGTTGTTTTCCCGTGCTTCAGAAGTCCATGTGTCGATGGTGCCACTGCTGATGTCTTCACCGAGATAATCGGAAAGCTCTTCAGCAATTGCATCGCGGCTGCGACCATCCTCTTTCAGGGCCTCTGACAGTACACGACAGACCTTGCCTGCGAGGGAGGAGGCTCGGACACGCGTTTCCTCAAAGCGGGGAGCAACCTTGGGAGGCTCCCAACTCAAAAGATCACCAGTCATCTTGTCGCCGCGTGCTTTCGCCATTGAGAAAGAAGTCCCTTAACGCTAGGAAAGTGGTTATTTGCGAGGAGGTCTAAGTGCTTCAGACAACTGTTCTCGTAAGCCGTTCAAACAATATCTGGGCTTCTGGCCGAGTGCCGTCTGCATCTCAACAATTAAGATGCGCCGAAAGATTTCCTGAATTGCACGAGGGGTCACCTCTAACTCGGCGAGAACATTCCGCAGATCTGCATTCTTCTTGGCTTCAATTGAGAGCAAACCTCTGACTTCAGCGATGACTAATGCTTTAGACATCGTTGCTCTCCTGAATTTTTCGAATTTTGTCTTGATGCGTCTGTACCCATTGCAGGCTTCGCTTGGCTGCAACAAGCTGGTTGGACAGCATCTCTCGCTCGCTTTTCCGTGGTTTGGTGCCATCAGCTATGACAGAAAGAGCAACATTGATTGCTGCAATTTGCTGAGATAGAGGAATGCGATTTTTGGAAGCCATTAGTCCCGACCTCCCTCTACAGCAAAACGAGCACACTCATCAGCATTTTCAGGAGGGATCGGCACGCCACCTGCAATTGGAGTGTCTTCACGAATGGTAACAAGATCGTCAGAAACAACGCGTTCAACAATCCAATCGGCACCGCCAATACCCTGTTCATTCAGTTTCTCAGCCCACCAAGTAGCCCAGAGCTGATCTGTAAACACATGGGCATCACCGATCAGATATCCGGTTTCTGCAACGATGATAATTTCACCTTGCCCGTTGTCAGTTGGAATGACCGTCCCTTTAAAATAATAGACACGTCCCTGTTTAGAGATCTTTTTCAAAATGAACTGAGCGGATGTATTAGAAGTCATTGGCACAATCTTTCAAGAATGATGCGATCAGCAACAGCGGTGATCACGAGATAAAGGAACAAATGAAAAGCAAGGAGGGAGAGAAGAGCGGCAGCATCACAAAGAGCATTTTCCGTCTCGGCATAATCAAACCGATGATAGAAGCATGATGCAGTCTGGCGCAGTGCAGGAACCAAGGAATAGTTCCAGGCCTTGTCAGCCTCAATCATCTTCTCTGACATCGTCCTGTTCATGCTGCACACTCACTGTCAGAGGAAGTTGTGAATTTCTGACTGGTGCATGGGCCATGGCGTCTGCTATCGTAAATGCGATGAGACACTTCTGATTTGGGATAGCGATCAGGCCACAGCTCTTCCGCTGGCACACCAATGGCATCGGAAATGGCCTTCTCACCCGTGGAGTTGGGGCGATCTAGCGCCACACTGATATTGGTGCGATGACAGCCTTCACGTTGAGCTAGGGCCGTAAAGGTCCAACCCTGGCGATGAAGCTCGGCTTTGATTGCAAACTTGTCCCACTTGCGCTTCGGCATTTTGTCTCCTCGTGAAAAGCGGTCTGCTGCAACAGTCCGCTTTTTTCTGAACCTTGCAGTTAACCCTTGCGGGTGGCTGCTGTGATTAACGGATGTGGATACAATAATTCCGATTTACGAGTTTATCAATTCGTTTTTCGGATTTCGTAGTTTGTATATTGGTGTTTCTTTGCTCAATGCACGTAAGTTATTGAGCTTGAATACAAAATAGAAACTCCGAAAATTGGGGAAATGTCGAAATTCAGTTCGGACTTTGAATTATGAACTCCGAAATCAGAAATGATTTTCATGGTCGGCTTGCCGAAATGATTGAGAACTCCAAGATGGAGCCTTTTGCTTGGGCAAAGGCCGTTGGGATACCTGGTGCGACGTTCAATCGAATTTGGAACGAGGGAAGCATTCCAAAATCAGAGCATCTAATTCGGATTTCAGAGCATGAGGAAGTTTCAATAGATTGGATGCTGAAAGGAAAGGAAACTTTCTCTCAAGAAAGTGCATCCTATGTCGGCATTCCGCGCTTCGCTGCAGAGCTGTCGGCTGGAAATGGTTCCTGGAACCCGGAAAATGCCGAGACCCTAGATCATATCCCATTCACGAAGGAATTCCTCAGCCGTAGGCTGGGAAGGGCCACAGAAGACGGCCTGATTATTCTATCGGCCAATGGAGATAGCATGGATCCACTGATCGGAGATGGTGATCTGGTTATGGTTGATTTGAAGAAGCAAAACCTGACAGAAGGCATTTTTGCCTTTGTTCTCAATGGCACCGCCCGTGTAAAACGCATGCGCCAGGCGCTAAATGGCGACATTGAGGTCATGAGCGATAATCCGCTCTATGATACGGAGATCCTTAAGAAAGAGGATCTGGAAGATTTCCAGATAATCGGCAAAGTCGTCTGGTGCGGGCATCATTTTGCCCGCTGAGTTAGCTTTTAGCTAACATTCTGATCGCGGGGTAAACATTCCCGTTCATTTTGTCCAGAATATTGCACACTTTCCGGCGTGATCGATCATTTGTGTCCAGAAGATAGGTTTTCTAGACAAGCCAATTTCCCTAAAAAATTCAAAACCCTACGTCATTTACTTGGAATTTCTATCTGTCCAGAATAACAGTCCCCCCCACACGCTCAAAGCCATCTTTTCTTTGAGAGCCTGTTTCTCCAATTCCAAATCACGAACACGCTCTTCGTAGGCTTTGATGACACTTGGCACGGACGCGTCGAGAATACGCTCCAGCAGTTTCGAAAGCTGGCTTTCAACCTTGTCCAGTTTTGCTCCCATGGCCTTCGTATTCTTTTCGGCCTGAGCGCCTTGGTAGTCCCACAGTTCCTTGAACATGGATTTTCCGACCTTAAAGAGGGCATCGCTTGGTGTTGCCTGGCCGATCAAATCTTCGAACTCACCTTCGATCTTGTCGCGGCGGATTGATTTGCCGTAGCTATCGCAGCCGCGTTTCGGGCAAAGGTAGTATGGATATTTTTTGTTCGAGCCTTTCGACCAGCAAGCAGTCAAAGGCGTATTGCAGTCGCTACAGACAACGTGACCACGAAGAGGGAAGTCTTCTTGCAAGTTGGACTGACGCGGCGCGTAGAAACCGCCCTTAAGACGTTCTTGAATGCGCTGATAAGTTTGTGAAGAAATGATTGGTTGGTGCTGACCAACTCGAAGGTCAACGCCCCAACTAGGCGCTTCTACATAGCCTGCATAAGCGGCTTGATTGAGCAACACCGACACGCGTTGATGGCGGACTTCCCCGCGCGAGTCCTTTGGAAAGAGTGGATTGCTTAATAAAAAGCGCTGAACTTCTGCCTGACTTTCAAAGCGCCCAGAGGCATATCCTTCTAGGGCTTCTTGAATAACAGATGCGAGCGGTTCATCGCGGACAAGCATTTTGCCGCGACCTGAGACACGCTCATATCTATAGCCTGCCGGAGCCTGAAAGACCCAATATCCATTTTGGACACGGGCTTTCATTCTGTTCTTGGTCTGCTCGCCATTCTTCTGTCGCTGATGTTGGGAGACACTGGCAAGCAGGTTTTCTACTAAGATTGAATCCGGGTCTTCCCCGAACTCAATAGAAGGAGATTCCAAGACGCCGCCAGCTTCGGCAATGCTGCGGCGCAATTCCAAGTGTGCGTCCAATCCACGCGCAAGGCGCGAGACGTCATCAATGAGAATACGAGTTCCTTTGACCTTCTGTTTGCGCACAAAAGAAAGCATCGTTTCCATGCCAGGTCGCTGCTTTGTGCTGCCTGACATATCGTCACTGAACACACCAACAATCTGGTAGCCCTTAAGCCGTGCAAAGTCCCGGCAACGGGTTTCTTGCGAATTCAACCCATCACCAACCTTGGTTTGTTTGGTGCTGGAAACGCGGCGATAAATCACCGCTTGATTTAAGTGAGTGTCACTCAT